AAATATTTCTTCACCACTAATTAATTTTATAGACGCATAAAAATCATCTTCCATCTATGGTTTCCTCTTTTTCTATATTAATTGGTATTATCTCATAGTTGAAATCTTCTTCCACATAAATTTTAATTCTTTCTATGAAATGATTTAATGTATAGTTTTTCTTTGAATTGTATGTTGCATCATCTGCAATATCATAAAGGGTAGCTGTATCTTTATTTTTACCCTTTCTTAAAACTCTTCCAATACTTTGAAGATTTCGTATTCTTGATTTGCTGGGAGATGCAAAGATGATATTATGTAATCTTTTTATTGAAATACCTGTACTAAAAACACCATAAGAAGCAACAATAATCGCATTATTTTCTTTTTCAGTGATTTGTCTTATTGCTTCTCGTTCTTCTGCATCTACTCCACCATGTACAAAGAAGATTTTTCTATTACCTTCTTTGCTATTATTTATTAAATTAAACAATACTTCACCATGAGTTTCTACTCTTGAAAATAGAATAAGAGTGTTACCTTTTAAACTAAGAGCTAAATTTTTTATAAATTTATTTCGTTTTTCATTTTTAATAATAAATTGAATTTCATCTTCATAACTATCAAATTTTTGAGGTTTATGTTTTAACAATAAACAAAAAATATCTAACTGAGATGCTCTACCTTTTTCAATCATCTCAGAAGTGCCTATTGTTTTATAAGAAGGTCCAAATAAACCACATACTACCCATTCATGAGTACTACTTCCCGACAATGTTCCAGTGAATCCAAATCTATATTTTGCATTATGACATTTTTTCATGATGTCAATTAAAGATTTAGATTTAGCAGTATGAGCTTCATCTACAATTACACAATCAAAATCTTCAAAGAATTTTTTAGGAAGAGTATAGAGAGATTGCCATGTAGAAAGAGTAACGGGCATATCAGTATGCTTTTCTCTACCAGAATAAACTAAGTGACAATTATTTTCAGCATCCCATCCATAATCACTGAAGTCATTAAACATTTGACGAACAAGTGATGTAGTAGGAAAAACAATAAGAATCTTTTTGCCTTTTGCAACATAATATCTTATGATCGAATAAATCATGAGAGATTTACCCGATGCTGTTGGACTTAATATAAGTTTTCTATTGTATCTGAGGCACTCATAAACACCGTTTATTTGATAGTCATATGGATCATGACTACAAATAGATTTCATGTACTCTGCAACCCCTTCTGGGCATATCTCTTCATTTACTTCAAAGGGAAGTCCATAATACTTATTTTCCTTAAAAGTATAATCGTAATTATATGTTTTTAACTTAGCAACAACTCGATCAAGAAGACCAGCATACACTTCTCCAGTATGTGTACTTAATAATCTAATCTTTCCATCCCAATGTTTGTTTCTCATATGTGGCATAAACTTTGCCCCCTCTACATCAAATGTGAAATGGGGTTCAAGTTCATACAAAATATGAGGTTCACATTCTAATTTAATGTAAACCTCATTCTTTTTGGTGATTGCCACATCAGTCATAAAGTATTGCTATAACTAATGTATTTAGTTTTGTTACCCCAACCCACTCATAAATTTTTGATATTCAATTGCGTTTTTAATTTGATAAGTGCGATTGTGAATTGTCTTAATTATGTCTTCAAGATAACGAAGCATAATATCATAATATTCTACTTTGAGAGAAACTTGAGCCAATGTCTCATCGGCATCCAGATATTGCCGTAGAGTATCTTTGTCACGGATTTTTTTAGGGAATGGATTCTCCACATACTCATCAGGATCCGCTTTTCCAGAATAATACTCATGACGATTCTTTCTTACAGTTCTTTTTTTATTTTCTGCACTTGCTCTGAGAATTGTTACTTTATTATATAAATCAAAATATTTTGAATGTAGAACTGGGATATTTAAAGATTCTGTATGAAGATTATCAATATCTATTTTTGAATCTTTTTCCCACATTGATTGTATAATATCTAAGTCAATTGCCATAATTTAACTATATCTTCTTGGTAAATGTTTTCCTTCTTTATCTGTAATATTATACATCATATATTTAAAACTTACAGTAGCCGTAAAGTATGCCTCATCAGTATTTGTAGCATCAAATTGAAGTTCTGATAATCTATAAGGAAACATTCTTCTGAATACAACTTGATAATTTAAATTTAAATTACTATTTAATATGAACAATGTCCCATCGGAATATAAATTCATATCCCCACCTTGATTTAAAACATAATTGTTTTCATCAGATTGGTAGTCATATATTTGAGCAAGAGATTCTGGAAATCCAAGACCTCGCATCCAATTTTGAATTTCCATAAAGTTTGTCAAATCTTCATCAACTATAAAATCCAATTCAAAATCTTCAAATACCATATTATCTCCAGGAACTGGAATGGGATTTGTAAGGTAATTTGATTGATTTGCAACTCCCAATGTAATCCCTGGAATTACTGCTTTATTTGCATAAAATGCGGTTTTGGGAGAACGATTTAATATAAAATTAAAACCTGTACTCGACAGATAATTTCTATTCTCTATCTGCCCTCTTCTTGTAGCCATGTTTTAAAAAATCTTTATCCGACTATTTATCTAAGGATATGCATGGGTGAGACCCCAATAAACAAATAATCCTATTGAAGAAAACAAAATGAAAGCATGAACTAATACCTTTGTCATTATCGGTATTTATACTTATGTACATATTTTATGTATAAAAAAAGACCCCCCATTCGGGAGGTCTTGTATGTGAACCGTGACAATTAGATCACATGAGGTTCTTAACAGCAACTCTTCTGTAGTAACGGTTGCTGTTTGTCTGAATGCGTCCCAGACCTTGGGTAAGACCCTCTGCGAATGGGTTTGAAACCATTCCGTAACGAGTCTTAAATCCGATTTTTGGCTGGAAGGTGTTCTCACCAACTGCACGTACCATCTGGAGAGGTACATATGGGCAGTAGAAGAGACCTGCATCATAAGGTGAAGAACCCTTATAACCAATAACGTAGTATTGGGTTGCAGCATTGTTTGCTGAATATGGGTCGATATAGACACGGAATTTGCCCATCAGAACACCAGCAAAGGTGTTACCAGTGTCATCAACGTTCAGGTTTGCGTTGAGTGCTGGGGTGTAGTCAAGTACTCCTGCCATGGTCAGTGCCGAAGCAACGTCAGCAGAGCACATGATTACGTTGCCCTTTCCTCTACGAGTTCTTTGTGCAATCTGGTTCGCATCTCTTTCGATTTGGAACAGAAGACCCTTGAACTTCTCAACTGACCAACGACCGTTGGAGTCAACGTCGAGGTCGAATACACCAGGAGTTGCAACGTTGAGAGTTGCACCTTGCTCAGCAACCTTATAGATGGTTCTGATGACTTCTCTGTTGATCTCAGCAAGAATCTCAGTTGACAGAATGTTTGCCAACTCAGCTTCTGCATTCAGACCGTGAATTGCCTTCAGGTCTTGTGCGAGCTCAAGGCTGTATTCTGCCTTCAGTGCTCTTGACTTGGCTTCAACAAGAATCTTCTCGATTGAGAATGCCATCTCGTTGAACTGATTACCGTCACCATTTCCGAGATTCTCGGAGGTTGCGGTATTCATTGCCTGACCAACTTTATAGTCAAGCTCATTTGCTGATGCTTGTGGGTTCAAGAGAGAAGGATTATCCTGTACTCCTGATCCTGTGGTAACTGCGTTGGCTGTAGTACCCATACCAACTGCAGCACCAGATCCTTCTTTTCTGGTGTACTGACCAAGAGGGGCATTGAATCCGTCGTCTTGTCCAGAGAATGCGGTATCTGGTTCGTTGAACAGTGCTTCTGCTCCAGTCTGATCATTATAACGGGATCTCATTGCGAAGATGAGTCCTGTTGGTCCGTTCATTGGTTGAACGCCAGCAAGATCATATGCAACGAGGTTTGGCATTGAACGTCTGATCAGTGAGATCAGAACTGGATCAAAACCTGCAACAGGTCCTGATGCTGATGCTGCACCACCAAATCCAGGACCACCTACTCCATCACCACCTACGGCGGATGAGTTGGTGTTTACGGTTGGGGTTTCTGTAAGAAGACCACCAGCATTAAATGCTGATTGCTCTCTTAAAAATCTTTCTTGGTTTTCTAACAGGACTGCGGTTACTGCTCTTCTGTGGGAATCTTTGATTGGATCGCATCCTTCGTGATTCAGAAGAGGTGCCCACTTTTCCTGCAATCTTTCTGATTGAAACATTGCGTTTTACCTTTTACTAAAGTGCGGTTTTTTGTTTGAGTTAATATTAAATTCAGTTTTTTGCAACTGATGAAAGAGTTCTCAGATATGATTCCATTACTGAAGAATGGAATTCGGGAACGGTTTCTGTACCCTCTGAAAGAGTTTCAGTTGTTGCCGATGGAGATACTACTCTTGAAGGGAAATATGATTCCTTCAATGTCTCCAATTTTTCACGATATTCTGTTTCACTTTCAAACTCAACACTTTCGGCAAGTGAAGCGAGCTTTTCCTTCTGAGAAAGTGCAAGACCCTCAGCTACATTATCAAAGATTCCTTCTGCAACCGACTCTGCGAGACGCTTGTTTAAGGAGATATTTTTTTCAATTTGCTCGTTGAGTTTTGTCTCCATGTCATCAAGTTTTTCTACCATGCTCTCAAGTACATCATATTTCTCTTCAGGGATTTCTACATAATGTTCTTCAAAGAGATTCCTCATTCCTTGAATGAAGGATTCTGTCATTTCTGTTCTAAGTCCTTGCTCAACTGCAAGGGCATTTTCCTCTAACCATTCTTGAGCAACGTACTCAAGATAAGCATCTGCTCTTTCTTCAAGAACAGATTTCATTTCAGCAACTTCTTCTACCAATCTTTCTTCATAATGTGCTTCAAGAGATTCACGAATCTCTAAAACTTTAGAACGAAGTGCTGCTTCAAAAATAATCTTTGCTTTTTCTTGGA